GGTCCTCCTGGACCTGTAGGACCACCAGGCGAACCCGGAGAACCGGGACCACCCGGAGAACCGGGACCACCCGGACCTGTAGGACCACAAGGGCCACCAGGTAAAGCTGGTCCACAAGGTGAACCTGGCGTAGTGGACTATACTTGGATCCTTGAGACTCGTACATTTCACGAGAAGTACGGTCGTTTCGCGGCTGCAATGGAATCAGTTCAAATTCACTTACCACAAGATCAACATTCGCGAGTAACGTTTGGTGTGGGTAGGGTGCAGGGGAATACTGGATTAGGTATAGGTTACGCTTTTAAAAATGAAGATGGGTTAGCCCTTACTTTCGGCCTAGGTACTAGTGGTGGTGAGAATGTCGGTAAAGCAAGCATCGGATTTGAATTTGGTGGCAGTTCTAAAAAGTCTTCAGGTTATATACCCTTCAGTGAATGTTCCTATGTTAATGGGGAATTAAACTTTGATCAGAAGTGTATAAAAGAAAAAGAATGAACGGTTGCCTACTTATGCTAGGTGCACTCTTATTAATGTGGTTAATAATAACCGGGATATATACTTGGTTAGGGGGCTGGGGATTATTCGCCTTCCTACTAGTATGGTTTTTACTGACTGCATTAGATGGTTAGTAAATTCTATATACCTAAAATAAAAATACTTCTTGACATGTGGCTAAAAATATGCCATACTTAATATACTGAATAATAAAAAATCAAACGCACATTATTATAATTGTTATGTCTAGACTAAAAAGAATTCCAATAAAATATGTACGTGACCGAGCGAAGAGCCGCTATAAAAAGGACTCTCGTTGTTACGTATGTGGAAACGGTGGGTCGTTAGACTTTCATCATCTCTTTACTGTGGATGTACTATTTGATAATTGGTTGAAAGATAATAAAATAATAATCAACTCTGCAGAGGACATTATTGCAGTCCGTGACGATTTTATAGAGAGTCATATATACGAAATGTACGAGTATGCTAGAACTCTATGTAAACCTTGCCATAAGCGACTGCATACGGTGTATGGACAACGCCCCAGTTTGGCAACTGCTCAGAAACAAGAAAGATGGTTAGCCAAACAAAGGGAGAAAAAATGTTCAACGGAGAATGGGTTTATATAATTCAGGACTATGGAATGTACTCTGCAGGGGCAACTGCAGTATTAAGTTTTATAATTTTAGCATATAAGAAGGGTGTTAAACCGGTGATTAAACATTTTAAAAACTGGTATGATATGAGCGAAAAAATTGACCACATTTTTTTTGAAATTACACCAAATGGTGGAACATCAATTAAAGATAAAGTTGATAGGATCGATTCAGAACTACATCTAGCTAACGAGAGACAGAGAGCTCTTTTAGCAGATTCTGAATTCGCTCATTTTGAAATGGATGCTGAGGGTAACTATGTTTGGGTTAACCGCACGTATACAGATTAGTTAAACGTAATCCTAGCGAATTAATGGGGCATGGTTGGCACAACTGTATCGCCCAAGACGAAAGAGATTATGTTATAACTGCTTGTAATACTGCGCTTAAAGAAAATAGAGAGCTGAGCATAACTTTTAATTTTGAAACTCCCTGTGGCGAATTAAGAAAAGTCAGAGGTAGTAGTTACAAAATGACTAATCCAAAAGGAGATACAATGGGATTTTTAGGGAAACTTATAATCCTATAAATAATTTATGAGTTTACTAAAAAGCTTAGAAATAGCATGGAAACATCGGGGCCAGGCAGAAATTCACGATACTGAAGGGGGATCTCTAGAAAGTGCGAAGAGTAAACCTTTTTTTGAGAAGTCGTACGATTATATAGAAGTAGTAAGGCGTGGGGTAGATATAATAGTAGATTCTGCTTCAGAAGTTGATGTAAATATTACAACTTCTTTAAATGTGCCACATATACATAAAGGGCCTAAGTTACGTCAAAAAACACTACTTACTATTTTAAATTTTAGACCTAATAAGAATGAAGATATTAGCTCTTATAAACGTCAGTTAATAATGGATCTTGTACTAACAGGCAATTGTTTTCAGTACTGGAACAAAAATAATCTCTATCATTTACCTTCTAGCTTAATGAAGGTTCATACAGATAAGACTGATAAAGTTAAATACTATGAATTTAATAGTGATGTAAAATTCTCAGTAGATGAAATTATACATACAAAAGATAATGCAGGAGACAACGTATATACGGGAGTCTCTAGATTATTAAGTACAAAAGAAACTATTGTGATTTTGCGAAGTATGTTAAATTTCCAGGAGAACTTCTTTGAGAACGGAGCAGTACCTGGGTTAATTATACAAACACCAAATGTACTAGGGGACAAGATTAAGCGCAAATATCTACAACAGTGGAAAATGCGATACAAGCCAAATGCAGGGGGTAAGAGCCCTATGATATTGGATGGAGATTTAAAAGTTAATCCTTTAAGTCAAATAAAATTTAGTGAATTAGACTTTGAAGTATCAATTAAATCTCACGAATTAAAAATTCTAAAAGCTTTGGGCGTACCACCTATACTTTTAGATTCTGGCAATAATGCCAATTTAAGACCAAATATACAGCTACTCTATGAGATGACAGTTTTACCTGTAGTATCGAAGCTAATTAGTTCATATGAAAGGTTCTTTGCTTATGACATGGAACCGGACGTAGTAAAAGTACGAGCGTTACGTCCTGAACTAAGAGAAGCAGGAGCATACTACCAAGGATTGGTAAATACAGGAATAATGACAATTAATGAGGCACGTGTAGAATTGAGACTTGATAAAAGTCCTGAAGAACACGCAGATGAATTGAGAATACCTCAGAACATTGCAGGAAGTGCCGAAGATCCTACTACAGGCGGTAGACCGCCCGAAGAGGGAGAGGAAGAAGAAAACGATGACGATTAGAAATCGAGGAAGTAATATGCTAACAAAAGATAAAGTTCTAAAACTCTGTGTTCCGTTTGAAACTAAAGACGGTGAGGGTGAGGACGAGCTTCTTATTACTGGACATGCTAGCACTAATGATGAAGACCGTACAGGTGATATCATTGTATCAGATGCATGGGAGAAGTCAGAAGCTTTAGCTAATTATTTGAAGAACCCAGTTGTATTAGCTTTTCATGATATGTCACAGCCAATTGGTAAGACTGTAAGTCATGAGGTTGATGAACAAGGTTTAAAGATAACAGCTAAGATTAGCAAAACTGCAGATAAGATTATTGAATTAATTAAGGAAGGTATACTATCTGCTTTTAGTATTGGGTTTATAATTAAAGAAGCAGATTTCGAACCTAAATCAGGGATATTTATTATTAAAGATTTAGAACTTTACGAAATTAGTGTTGTAACTGTACCCGCTAATCAAAATGCTCTTTTCAGTGTTGAAAAGAATTTTTCCAATCCAGAAGAGTATAAGGAATTTAAGAAACAATTTATCAAGTCAGAAAGTGAGGAGACTTTAATGGTAGATAAAACAAAGGACAAGGTTGAAGGTCAACCTGTCGATCTAGCTAAATTAGCTTCAGAAATCACTGTTATGGTAACGAGTAACCTAGCTACTAAACAGAAAGAAGATGAAGAAGCTAAAACAGTAGCAAAAGAAGCCGCAGCAAAAATTGAAGTAACTGCTACTACAGCCGCTGAACGTATTGTAAAAGATTTACGTGAAGAAATTGTAGAAAAAGATGCTAAATTAACTGAAGCTCTAGAAGGTATGCATGATGCTATCAAAAAAGCTGCTGAAGAAGGCGAACTAAAGAACGCTTTTAATAACGATGATCCTAATAAAATGAAATATGTTCCTTCCGGGGAAGATAGATTCAAACAATTGGATCAAGATACCAGAGATGGTATGCTTTACGCATCAAAGATTCTTGGGATTCCAGTAACGGAAACTAAGACTTTTAAAGATTTCATTAAGAAATCTAACATGGAGCATTGGGATTCCGGTGTGACAGGAGAGTGGGAAGACGAATATTCAACAAACGTTCGTAATGCTATGAGAGAACAACTAGTTGTAGAACCTCTATTTACTAGTATTCCTATGAGCACACCTACTATGAATATGCCTATCAACCCAGAAGCAGGCGATGCTACATGGGTACATGAAAGCGCATATCGTTCAGATACAGTTCCTTCTGCGGAAACTGGTGATGGTACTGATACCTCAACCGGCGTAGCAGTTGAACATGAACTAGACGAACAAACACTAATTGCTCGTAAATTAGCAACAAGAGAGTATGTTGGTTATGAAGAAGAAGAAGATAGTATTGTAGCATTAGCTCCAATCATCCGTGATGCTATTAGCCGCAGAATGGCTAAGACATCTGATCTAGCTTTTCTTCGCGGTACTGGATTTTTATCTAATAGCGCACTCTACGATCCTATTTTAGGATTAGAAGGACGTGGCTCTGGTACTACAGATATTACTGTAGCCGGTGGTGCAGCTTGGGAAGCTAACGTAAGTGAAGATCATGTTGCTGATCTGCGTAGAAACCTAGGTCTTTATGGCTTAGATCCTACTAAATTAGTTCTAATAGTATGTCATGACTTATACTATGAATTAATGAAATTAGATAACTTCAAAACTGTTGACTTAGCCGGTATTAATCGCGCTACAATTCTAACAGGTGAAGTAGGTTCTATCTTTGGTGTTAAAGTTCTTGTTTCACAACAGTTCGATAATGCAGCTATCGTAACAGGTACATCAGGAACTACATTAGCTATCATGGTTCGCCCAGATAATTTCTTAACAGGTGTTCTACGAGGAATCATGACAGAGGCTGATAAAGATGTTATCAACCAAAAACGTGTTATTGTTTCTAGCCGTAGGTTCGCTTTCCAAGATATTATTTCTGGAGTAGCTACAGTTAATTATCAAATTACCTCTTAATCGAGTATTTGATATTTATGTTATAAGAGTGGGGGAATACTCCCCCACTCTTTACTGTGTAGGAATATTATGACTGAATTAATTGATTTAGATTGTTACAAAGACTATAAGGGTGTAACGAGTACTACTAGAGATGGAAAAATCCAATCTCTAATTACTCAAATAAGCGCGCTTATAGAAAGCTATTGTAATAGAAAATTTGTTGAACACTCTACTACTGATACTGCAAAAGTGGAATGGTTTGACGGAAAGACTAATTTAGTATATTTAGATGAGTTTCCTGTTATATCTATAGTAAGTGTTACAACATCGGGTAATGGTGGTGTGACTCAGACAGCTATGACTGAAGGAGCTTCTGATAAAACAGGGTTTTTTGCAGATTTAGAAGAAGGTACGGTATTTACTCAAATATCTGTAAACGATTTTATAACAGATTATGATGTATCTTACAGAAGTTTAGAAATAACTTATAAAGCAGGATATACCAAGGATACATTACCAGAAGATTTAAAATTAGTTGCTATGGATTTAGTAGCTTATTATGAAAATAGTGAGAATAAACCTACGCAGGCATTATTTGGAGCTACAATAGATAATCCACAACCTTATGCTGCTAACAGTTTTCCACCACATATTAGAAGAATTCTAGATTTATATAGATATAGCCCTAACTAATGAGTAAGGCGCTTTTAGAAAAACTTCTGAATGAAATTGAAATCATAGAACAGAAGGAAAATAAATCTGGTGAAGTATTATTTTCTATTAAACGTGATGCACTTAGACAATCAGTTAGAGATCACGCTTCTGTATTAAATCAAAAGTTTTCAAATATTGATTTAAATAAAGTAGTGATAAGTGTACAACTAATATTAAGAGACGCCATTACTAAGAGTCTGGGTAGAAGAGATGTAGCCTGGACTAATTCTACAAGAACTATGTTGATAGCAGGTAATATAGGTAAGTTAAGACGTTTAATGACTTCTGTAAAACAAGTTGTTAGACAAACTGCTAGAGATTCTATAAACACTACTAAACGTAAATTAGATAGGGACGATACTAATACAGTTGCAGCTTCTATAGTTATAAGTGGTACAGATGTGCGTAATATATCTAAGGGTGGAGATATACGTGTAAAAACGGATTTAAAAAAGGGTGTAATAGTAAAAACACCGCAGGCTTTTAATAAAGATAATGATTTAGGTATACAAGTAAGTCAGACTTTTGGACCTGGAATCGACGACGAAGAGATACTAGATTTATTTAGCAGTAAGAGTTTACGTCAAAAACTAGTTTCTTCTAAGAAAGAAAAAGTAAAGAGACAAGTTATATTAAAAACTAATACTAAATATTTTTCAAAATCTAAAAAACAAGGTTCTATCAGTTTAGCTATTATAGAGTCGGGAAGCAGCGTTAGAAAGAGAAGTGCTAGAACTACCAATATAAAACGCAAATTACAAAGTATAATTCAAAAACAATATAAAAGTAATAAATTTTTAGATGTTGTTAAAAGTTATACTAAGGGGATAGAGGAGTTATTCTTAACAGGTAGATTAAAGACATCTTCCAAAGGTAAACGTACAACTACTAAATTAACGCGTACAACTACTACCGAGATTCCAGTTTATACACCTGATTTTACTCCTACTAGAATGTTTAGTAGACAAAGAAAAAGGGATAAGCCTAATAGTTTACGAGATTTGATTAATCGTATTAATAGAAGATTACACGATCAGATTCAAAAAAACATGGGTAAAGGTAGTTCACGAACTACTCTTAATTATAGAACGGGTAGATTTGCTCGTTCAGCAATAGTACAAGATTTATATCGTACTACGGATAAAAATAAAGTATTTGCTAAAGTTAAGTACATGCGTTATCCTTATGGGGTGTTCGAGAAGGGTGGAAGGTTAAATCCTCCAGTGGGAAGAGATCCAAAATTGATATTTGGAAAGAGTATAAGGCAACTTTTAATAGAAGAGAAAATTGCTAATTTAAATAGGGTAGAGGTAATACTAAGTGGCTAATGAATAAAAGAACACAAATTATATCTGCATTAGTAGACTTATTTAAAACTAATTTAACAGGCGATAGTCCTTATATAACTAACATATTTGAAAATGTAAAAGGTTATGTTACTTTTTGGGATGAAGTGAGTGACTGGCCACAGATATGTATATATACAGGAATTGAAACTCGGGAACATCTTCCCGCAGGTTTTAAATGGGCATTTCTTACTGTAAACATAAGAATTTATGTAAACGATGAGGAAGCTAAAGACAGATTGGAAGAAGTCTTCGAAGATATCGAAGCTATATTAGATGCTAATAATAATCTTACTGTAGACGGTAATGACCTAAGTACAGATGTAAGAATATTATCTATAGCAGATGACGAAGGTTTACTCAATCCTTTAGGCGTAGGAGAAATCACCCTAGAGGTAAGATATGAAGTATAAATACGAGGAGATTTTAAATGGCATTTAGCTTATCGAGGAATGCGAAACTATACATTTCTACAAGTCAAACAATTGCTGGCCTAAATAACTCAAACACTTGGGAAGTTCCCGTTCTAGATGGATTTTCATTTTCAGCTGCTACTACGCAGTTAAATATTGAAATTTCAGAAGCCGGAACAACTCCAGTACGAGGGCAGCAAGTTTTTACAACTGCTATTGAACCAGTAGATTGGAGCATCCAAGCTTATGTACGACCACGTTTTGACGCAATAGATAGCGTAGTAGACGCGGTTGAAAGAGTTTTATGGGAAGCTTTAGCGGCCCCATCGGGAAGTAGTATTGCTACAGGTACTGATGGTGGTGGTTCAGGTGCAACAACTAGACAAGCTGGTTCTGCCGGCGGTCTAGCAATTAGTTTTGGTAATTCTAATACTAATGAGTTATTACAATTATCATTCATCTTTAACTTAGGAACAAGTGCGGCACCTACTTGGTATCATATTACTGGCGCTGTAGTTGATACAGCTGAAGTTGATTTTGGTATTGAAGATATTGCATCAATTAGTTGGACAGGTTTTGGAACACGGGTACTTGAGGTAACAGATAGTACTGATTTAACAGCATTAGATACTATGTTAACAGATGGTGCTACTGATGATTGGCAAGATTCAGGTTTCCCAGATGGAACAGCGGGTTACTTGGCTTCCCCTACAGGTACACAAGCTTGTATTAGAAATAAATTATCTACAGTTAGTTTAATTGGTGAGTCTAGTCAGATAGGAATTGGCGGAAACTCTTATACGGTAGCTTTAACTGGTGGTAGTTTAACTATATCTAATAATATTACATTCTTAACCCCAGAAGCCCTAGGTGTTGTAAATCAGCCCTGTGGACACTTTACTGGCGCAAGAACTGTTTCAGGCAATATGACGGCCTATCTAAAGACTGGTGGTACAACTGATACTGGTGATTTACTTAATGATCTGTTAACTTATTCAGATTCAGCAGGTGGAGCAGATCCAACTCAGTTTGCCTTAACTATTAATATGGGTGGTGTAGAGCCAGCGTCTCCGTACGACGTACCAGTCGTACAGTTTTCACTAGCTACTGCTCACGTTACTATTCCTACAATTAATATTGAGGATGTAGTGGCAGTTGATATACCTTTCACAGGTTTACCATATACAGCTGGGGCACCAGACCCAGAAGCAACTAATGAAATAACTGTTGCGTATTACGCTAACGAAACGTAATAAAAGTGGGGGCTCGCAATGAGCCCCCATTCCTAACAAGGGATAATAATGACTGTTTTCTTTAAACGCAATACTGATATTTATATTTCAAAAAATCCGGATGCCAGCGCAGATGCGACTAATACGGTAAAATTGAATGTAAAAGACTTTTCGTATAATCAAAATAGTTCAGTAGACAATGTAGGACGAGAAACACTTGATCCTACAGAAGAAAGAACCCTTGCACCCCACATATCCATAGTAAGTCCAGTGAATTTTTCTTTCACTACTTACATATTACCAATGACGGATACTGATTCACCGAATTATGTAACTAGTCCAGAAGAGTATTTATGGGTAAGTCTAATGGGGTTTGATTCTTTAACTAGTAATTCTACTAGTTCAACAATAGATTTTGCTAATGGCAATGTTGCCGAACTACAAAACTTAACTATTTGGTTTGATAGAATTGGTCAATCTGTGGGAAACTATAGATTGAATAATGCTGTCGTAGATAATGCTAATATTAGATTTGATATTAACGGTATTGCAGAAATACAATGGTCTGGACGCGCTTTAACTATGACAGCGGATAATGTTCCACCCGCATCAACAGATAGAACAGCAATAACAAATTATTTAAAAAATAAATATTCCACTATTACACTTAATGTTAATGCTACAGCATATACGCTGGCTTTAACTGGTGGAAGTATAAATATAAATAATAATAATAAATTTTATGGTAGAACTGAACTTGGGAAAACTACAACTCCTAAAGGTCATTATACAGGAAATAGACGTATATCAGGTACTTTGAATTTTTATATGAAAAGTGGTAGCACAAATAGTGCCACTTTATTTGAAAATATACAAAGTAATACAATAGACGATGATTATGAAACAGTCTGGGAATCCGACTTCATCATAAATATATCAGGAACTACTGCACCTTATGTAAGATTAAATATACCTAGAGCAATACTAAGTATTCCTACCATAAATTATAATGAAGTATTATCAATGAATGTACCTTTTGTAGCAAAAGAAGGTACAAGTAATTATAGTACTGTAATTTACAATATGCCATAAATGAGGTAATTTATACCATGGACCTAAAGAGTATGCTACTACCAGAAAAGGTAGTAACGTTTGATTTTCCTGGTTGTGAGGGTTTAACTTTTGACTTAACCTTCCTTTCAAAAGAAAGCAACCAAGCACTATATAAAAAATGTCAAAGACCTAAAATCAATTCTAGAACTAGACAATCAGTTGATGAACTTGATGAAGAATTATTTTTAAAACTATATGTTAAAGCTATTATTAAAGGCTGGGCAGGTTTTAAGAAAAAATATTTAAAAGAATTAGTATTAGTTGATATACCAAATAATGAAGAAGAAGATTTATTAGCCTATACTGATGATAATGCGTTAGAATTAATGAAAGCCAGCGTAACTTTGGATAATTGGATTAGTGAGGTTATTTCAGACCTGGGAAACTTTTCATCGAAGACTTCAACGAAGAAGTCATCAGACTAGAAAATTATATTAAAGAAACTGGTTCGGGTTTAACTAGAGCACAATATTTTGAAATGTGTGAGATGCTGAACTCTGAGCCTCTTGAAGAAGAAATTCCGGTAGAAAGGGAAGATTTATTTTATGAAACTCAAGTAGTATTTGAGTTATATGATATTTTACCCTCCAAATGGGAGGGTTTTTCTGGGCAGTATATGGGAAAAGACTTATTACTTTTACCTATAATATTCAAAGAATTTAAAACACCTAAAAGTATTAGGAGATATGCGTGGAAGATAATTCCTATCATTGATAATTATGTGGCTGAGGATATAGCTAAACAAATGAAGAGAAAAACTAAGGAAGTAACTAGTGGCCAGTGATAAAGATATTAATCTTAAGGTAACCTTAACTGCTAAGGGTATTGAGAAAGCAACTAAGCAACTTAAGGCACATAGTGCTGCAGTTGAAAAAGTTTCTGTAAAACATAAAAAGGCAAGTCAAACTGCTAATAAACTTAAGAGAAATCTTGAGGGCGTAGCTCAACGTGCTGGATCTACAGCGAAAGATTTTTCTCGTATGCAACAAGGTATGGGTGGATTAGTACAAGCCTACGCTACAGTTGCTGCTAATGTGTTTGCTCTTAGTTCAGCTTTCTTAGTATTACGTCGTGCAGCTGATTTAAGTAGTATGATGAAATCTGCTGAAAATTTTAGTAATAGATTCGGTGTAAGTGTAGAACGTATTAATAGACAAATGCAAGAAGCTTCCGGTGGCGCACTAGATTTTGCAGAAGCTTTACCTACAATTAATAAAGCTGTATCGGCAGGTGTAGGTATAGAGCAAATGGAAGAGTTAACTAAAGCTGCTACTAAAGCTGCTCAAACTTTTGGCGGATCTACTACTGAAGCTTTAAATAGATTCATTAGTGCTGCTCAACGTGGTCGTGTAGAAATTATTCAAACTCTTGGTGTTGTAATTAAAACTGAACAGGCGTATAAAGACTATGCTGCTACTATTGGTAAAACCGCATTAGAATTATCTGCTGTAGATAGGCAACAGGCTATTCTTAATGCTACAATTGCAGCTAGTGCGAAAGTATTTGCAGGAGTCGTAATAGACCCCAATCCTTTTCAACAGTTATTAGTTACTATAACTGATTTAAAAGATAATATACTTACTTTTGTTACAGATGCCCTTACACCCCTTATTAAACTTTTTAATCAATCTAAAGCAGCAGCGGCATCATTAATAGCTTTAATTATTAGTATTGTAGGAAAAAGAATTTTTCCGGCTTTAGGGGACCAACTTGTTGAATTACAAAAGAAGAGTTTTTTAGCAACAAAGAATGCAGCAGCAGGAATAAGAAAAGTTCATGATAGACAGTCAAAGTCTATACTTCAAAGTGGGGTAAGGCAAAATAAACTTACTAAAGATCAATTATTAAAAAGAAATAAGTTATTTAATACTTTTTATGCTGAAAGTCTTGCTAAACATAAAAGTTTTGGTAAATCTATATTAGATGAAAAGAAAAAAATTAATGCAGCAATATTAAACGAACAAAGATCTGCAATTACTAAAGAGTTAAATATTCGTACAGGGTTAAAACCTGGTAGACGTTCGGGTGCATTTGCAGGAGTATCAAATCAAGCATTAGAAAATCAAAGAAATCGTTTAATTCTTTTAACTAAAGAAACTGAAAATGCTCGAGCTGCGGCTAATAAACTCAGTATAGCAGAGCATGCGAAAGCTAGAGCTTTCAGAGAAAGTGCTGCGGCCATTACTGTTGCTACAGCTAGAATGCGTGCAGATATGATTGCTTTTAGAGCGCAGATAACTACTGGTTTTCAGAGATCTTTTACTTTAACTCAAACTAGTTTTGTTACTTCTGTAAGATTAATGTTAAAAAGTTGGGGTAATTTTGTACATTTTGCTATTGCTAGTAGTAAGGGGGCGTCGTTTGCCTTCGCAGCTTTTGGTAGAGCTGTGGGTAGAACAGCAGGTTTTATTGCGGGTGCTTTTATTAAAGCAATTTCTATTATAAGTTCACTTACTTTAGTAATAAGTTTAGGTGTATTTGTATGGCAAAAATATGGAGATCAAATAAGGGGAATAAGCGAAGATCAACGTAAAGTATTAGATTCTTTAGAAGATATGGGGGAAGAGTTTGACGTTATAACAGATAGAACTAATAAATTTATAGCAGGATTTGATCGTAGTTCAGATAGTATGGCTAAATTTGTTGCAAATATGGAATTTGTTAGGGGTACTATTGATAGTACTCTTAATGCCTTTAGACTTTTTAGAGAAAATTTAGCTTTAGGGCTACATATTGGTAGTATAAAAAACTTAGATTTACAATTTACATCTATAATTAATCAAATAGATGAGTTGGAAAGAAGAAGAGCAGAGATATCTACTGAAAAAGTATTTACAAATGCTGGAGAACGATCTGAACGTGTAGGTGTTGAAGATGCAGGAGTAGCTGGTTCAGCTGATTTATTTAGAGCAATAACGAAAAACATGGAAGAATTAACTGAAGAAGGCGAAGCTTTTACTAGTCTTTTAAAAGAGGTAGCTAAAGATTTAGGTCCTCAAATAATACAAAATTTTGCTTCTTTAAATAATTTATTTAAGAGTCAAGGTCTTAAAGGTTTTAGTCAAGAATTAGAGGTAGGTTTACTTAAGGCTTTTAAAGCTTTTGGGCCCACAACAGAAAAAGCAGGGCTTTTAGTAGAAATATTAAAAGCTGGACAAGATGCTCAATTTTTTAAAGAATTAAAAGATTTAGCTCCAGCAGAACTCGGAAGAACTTTAACTATTGTAGGAGACCTTATGGAGGGTTTAGGCCCTAAAGCTTTATCTGCTACTCGAAATTTTGTGTCAGCAGGTAATAGTTTAATAGAAGCCAACTCTAAATTAGCTACTTACTTTTCTGGAATAGATAAATTAAAGTCAGCTAGTGTACCAAATAAAGAACAATTCAACTTTTTACTAGATATTGAAAGAGCTTTAAAAGATATAGAGCGTGCAGGGCAGGGCAGCAATGCTCTCGATAGACTTGGTGGCGCAATATCTGGCGGTGACTTAGATAATATACAAAAATTTATAAATATAGCTTCTAGTACTTCAGTTGAGGATGCTTTAGGGGCTACCCAGAAAAAATTAAAAATATACAAAGATTTAATTGAAGATTCTATTAGTGCTGCTGCTAAATTAAAAATAAAACAAGCGGAAATATTTCTATTAAAAAATGAAGAAGAAACTACAGACGCTAGAAGAATAGAAAAACTTGAGCTTATTAATAAAGCAGAGGAAGAGTCTGCAAGAATAAGATTAAATACTGCTCAATCTAAAGAGTTGGCTTCTCAAAGAATAGCTTTAACAGTAGCTGAAAAACAAGCAGAAATAGAAAAACAAAAAGTTAAATTAGCGGAAGAAAATTTAGCGCCATTAAGAGAACATCTTAAAATTATTCAAGAAGTATTAGCAACTGAGATCAAATTAAATAGTCTTTCCAGACAAAATATTAATGCTGTAATACAATTAGGTGGAGCTTTAGACCACATTTTAGACCTTAGAGAAAAACTATTTTTAAATGAAAAAAGAAGTATAGCCCTTACTAAGTCTAAACTTCAAGCTGAATTAAATGGTTTAAGATTCCAAAAGTTAAGTATTGAGTTAGAGGCGAGAAAACGAAGAGAATTAGAAGCAGAAATAGAGCTTCTAAAAGTTAAAGAAGCTATACTAGTGCGAGGTCAACTAGGTAGAGAGGCTAGTCAAAAAGAGAGGGGTGGACTTACCTTTTTTGACAAAGAAAGTTTAACCCTAACCGCTGAATTCTTTATAAGAGAAATTCAAATGCGAGCAGCTAAGGTAGCTTCTACATTTGAAACTATGGGAAGAGGCTTTGCTGATAACTTATTAGAGGGTGGAAAAGACTTTTCCAGAACAGTGGTAGAAGCCCTTAAAACAGGTTTAAGACAGATTATAGGTAAAACTCTAAAAGATAATATAACCAAAATATTCGGAGATATCGGATCTAGTCTAGAAAAAATATTTGATAAAAGAACTACTATTAACTCTGGAATTATGACTGATCAAAATGCCGGGGCGGCCCCCATAATGGGGCCAGGTTCTGCTAATCCTTTTGCAAATATGGTAATTGACCCAGATATTGGTTTGAAAGAGGAAAATACTAAAGTTTTTCAAACTGCAATGGTTGATAATGCTACACAACAAACAGAAAAACAAGAAATCATGAAGAATAGTTTAGATACTTTAAAAACAACTTTAGCTAATTTTTATAATTTTGCTTTATCACAGTCTGGGCAAGTAGATACTGCGAAAGATACAGAAGCCGGAGTTAAAAAAGCTTTAGATACTACAGATTTATCTATAGATACAGTCGATAAATCCCCTACAGTAGAGAATGCAGTAGTACAAATGAGTAATTTAACAGTTGCAGCTTCTCAGAATAATACTGCTGGAATATTACAAGGTCTACTTAATTTAGGTGCTACCATTGTCACAGCTTTAATCGCTAAACAAACAGCAGAAACAGTATCTAGTGGAGCGAATATGCTCGGGAGTGTAGCGGTAGCAAATGGGGGTATATTAAATAATCCAATAAGAGCTTTAGCTAATGGCTCAATTACTAATGGCCCAGAACTAGCTTTATTAGGTGAAGGTAAAAATAGAGAAGCAGTTGTACCACTCCCAAATAATAGGGAAATTCCTGTAGATTTAAAAGGTGAAGGTGGAGACACTATAGAGATAACTCAGAATTTTGATTTTACTAACTCTAATACAGATACTATAGCTACTTTAAGAAATGAAGCAAAAGCAATGGGGGATGATACTTTTAATAGAGTATTTACTGAAATTAATAAAGGTGGTAAATACGCTAAAATATCAGGACGACGTAGATAATGGCAATATTAGTTTTTCCAACAATAACTCCAGAAACTCAAGAATTTGGTATAAAATATAATACTCAAGTATCTACCACTACATTTAGTGGAATTGCGAATACAGTAGAGTTCCCCGGTGCTAGATGGGGAGGTTCTATGAGTTTTAGGGATATGACACTTGCAGAATCAGCAGATTTAAAAGTTTTTCTTTTAGAATTACGAGGAGCTTCCGGAAGATTTTACTACGGAGATATTACTCATACTAGTCCTTTAAATAGCGTTACAGGTTCTCCAACTATAGAAAGTGGTAGTACACGAAGAGTTATAAAAACTACTTTAGGAGCTTCCAGTCCTGCGTTTTCTCCGGGGGACTATGTGGAACTTGGTACAGGAGCTACTAGAGAGTATAAAATGATTATTGATTCTACATCAACAGGTGGAGATTCCTACGATTTAACTATAGAGCCTATGATAAGAATCGAAACTTATGTAGGATTAGATATAACCTATAATACTCCTCTGGGAATATTTCTTTTAAATACCGATGATCAAGCTAAATGGTCTTCTAGAAGTAAGGCTCAATTATCTGACATTTCATTAGACTTTATAGAGGCATATACATGAGTAAAAGTATACACTCAACAGTACAAACTTCAATTGATAGTAAAAATTATACTGGAGTTATGTTAGTTAGATTACATTTTGAAGCACCTACAGGTACATTAAGGTACTCTAATGTTCTTCAAAATATATATTGGGATGAAGATGGCGGGGGTGAAGTAGAGTATGAGGGTATAGGTAATATTGTTCAAATTTCAACTTTACCTGAAACTAATGAGCTTGGTGCACAAACAATTCAATTAAGTATTAGTGGTGTACCTAATGATACTATTACTAATATATTTAGTGATAGATACGCAGGTAATCCAATATATATTTGGTATGGTACTTTAGATAGAGAAACATTTGCCGTAGAGGGAGGACAAGATGGTCCTGTTTTAGCCTTTGCGGGAATAATGGACTATGCTGACTTTGAATTTGGAGAGACTGCCGCCGTAACTTTAAATGCTACATCTAGACTATCTGATTGGGAACGCCCAAGAGGGGGAAGATTTAATCAGGGTTATCAAAAAACTTATGTAGATCCTACAGATACAGGATTTCGTTTTGTAAGAGCTTTACAAAATAAAGAGATAGAATGGGGGGGAAGATCCTTATTTGGCGCGGTCGGAGCAGGTCCAGGTTCTCCCGGGGACGATCCCGCACATGAGGAACAATAATGAATAACTTAACTAACATTATTTATCAATATAAAAACTTAGATTTTTCATGGGGACAATTCGATTGCTGTATATTCGTTGCTAGTATTGTAGAAGAATATACAGGTAAGAATCTTCCTTATTGGAAAGAAATACTAAATTATAAAAATTTTAAGGGTGCAATGAAAACATTAAAAAAACTTAATTGTAATAAACTCGAAGATTTACCCGAGTTAATATTAGGAACTTCAAAGAAAGATATTTCTGAAGTTAAATTAGGGGAGCCCGTATACTATATAAATGAGCAGAATGAAGGTATTTTAGGTGTATGCAATGGTGTAAGAAGTTACTTCTTACAAGTTGGGGGAGGATTAACTGCTAGAAATACAGAAGATTGTTTATATTGTTGGAGTATTGATTAATGGGTGAAGCAGCAGCTGCTAGAATATTTATTCAACTTATTATTGCTTTCTTTTTAGGTAAAATATTAGCACCAGATCTCCCTATGCAAGCCAAAAGGAATAAAGGTCTAAAATCTAATATTCGCAGTAATATTTCTCCTAGAAAGATAGCTTATGGGGAAAGTGTTGTTGGTGGTACTTATGTATATTTGGAAACTTCTGGAAGTGATAATCAATATTTAAGAATGATTTTAGCTATCGCTGGTCATCCTGTTGAAGATATTTTAGGTGTTTTCTTCAATGATGATTATATAGATATTTCAGGTCCGGGCGGCTTTACAAATGATTCTAGTAATTTTTTAGATTCAGATTATTATGTAGATGCTGGTAATTACGCAGGTAATTCAGATACTCCAGAAACTCAAGGCTTAGTAAGAATAATTAAAAATCTTGGGTGGGGATTTGCTGATAATACTTATGTTACTGATGGGGACGCTACTAAAGTAACAGACGATAGAGCTAGGGCTGCAATAATAAATTCAGAGTTAGAAAGTGACTGGAATGCTCCTACAGCTTCTGCAAGAGATACTGGAACAGGTTTATATACTGACAGTGGAGATAAATTAACTAATGTATCTCATATTTATCTTGCTTTAGAATATAATAAAGATGTTTTTGCTCAAGGTACTCCACGAATTAGATTTCATGTAAAAGGTAAACCTTTATATAATCCAGCATTAGATCCTAATTTTATTACAGAAGGTGCAGATTCGGCAGGTACTCACGATTTAATTGATCCAGATACTTGGGAATATTCAGAAGACTGGACACTATGTGTATTAGATTATCTTTTAAATCCTAATTACGGGTTAAATATAAAAACAAGTGGTACATTAATTGAGATAGATTGGACTGAAACAATTAGAGCTTATAATGATTCATCTGCTTTAATTGATTCCGGATTACCTAGCCCCGATACTGGAACTGTATTTAGATATACTACTAATGGTATACTTAAAACCGATGCTACCCCTATATCTAATATAGAGGCTTTATTAACTTCTGGCGCGGGAGAACTTATATACTCTCAGGGGGGATATAAAATACATCCAGGAGTTTATAGAGCACCGAGTTCAGAAGCAGATATAATTAATGAAGATATGATAATTTCTCCATTAACTATTAGAACTCATATGTCTAGGGCTGATTTATTTAATAAAGCGGGGGGAGTATTTGTAGATGCAGGATATGATAGATCTAGTGCTATAGTTATAGATAATCTTCCAGTATTTCAATCTTCAGATATCCCCGTTATTAATCCTTTAGATAGTAGCGGTGAAAATCCCTATGAAGTTATAGATGGTGAAGAGATAATTGAAAGTTTTGATTATCCAATGACCATTAATAGTTATGAAGCTCAAAGACTTGTTCGTATTCAATTAGAACGAGCTAGAAGAGGATTTTTAGTAAGTTTCGATGCTACGTTAGAAGTATTAAAATATTCTGTAGGTGATACTGTATATTTAGAGATCTTAAATAGTTCTAAATATGCTAGTGAAGCTTTCTTTAATAGACTTGGATTAGATGATACTGTACAAGATCAAGATTCTCCGGGTACTTCACCTTACTATAAACAATTCAAAATTACAGAAATGAGTTATTTAAGTGATTTTACTATTTCTGTAATGATGATTGAAGAATCTCAAACTATATACGATTGGAATGAGGGAGATGCTTCACCAGATGAAAATGCTTTAGTTTCTGAATTAATTATAGATAATCCAATTGAAAATGTAGAGCCTGCAAATTGGGTTGTTGTTAGTCCTGATTCTAATGTAATAGAAACAACTGTAGGAACAGATATTAGAACAGAGTTATATTGGACAGCTCCAGATCGTGGTTCAGTATTAAATCAAATAGATAGGGCTAATATACGTTCATACAGAGTAGAGTATGGTATAGTTACTGATCCTTCATTAATTAAAGCAGCTAGAGTAGCTACTTGGATTCCAGGGGGAACTTTTGTAGTTGAGGATAGAACTAGTTTAGTTCAAGGACCAATTGCTTTAAATAATATTTTTATTGATCCTACTACAGTTTATGATTTTAGGGTAAAAGCTATAACTTTTAGTGGAAAAAGTTCTGTATGGGCGTATTTTAATACAGATACAGGTTTCGATTACACTCCAGCTGTACCCTACGGTTCTAGTAGATATTATATTAAAGAAACTAATGGTAATACTATACACAATAGTTCGGGTACATTAATAATAGAAGCTAGGGTAGTGACTTCTGCGGGGGATAATTTATTAAATTCAGGTACTATTAAGTTATATGAAGCAAATAGTCCTTATAATGAAATTACTTCGGCGAATGGTTATACTAGTCCTTCAGATGGTTTCACTGGTTATCTTGATTCGGGCGATATTAATAATGATATAGTTATTGCATTATCAGATGGAGCACCTCCTGGGGGTACTATATTAGATACTACCTCTTTAACTGATATTTCAGATGGAACTGTTGGTTACACTGTAAGTTTAACTGCAGATGATTTAGCTTTTACTTATGATTCTTCTGGTCTTAATCCTGAACCCAGTCCAGGTAGTACTACAGTTACGGCTACTGGATATAATTTTGGTAGTCCAGAGTATAGATTTGATGTTGCTGACGGGGGTGGTTTTGGTTCTTGGGATGTTACAAATACAGCTACTTATACCGCGGAAGTTGATAATGCTAATATGCCCGAAATTGTTAAAGTAGAAGCTAGAGAAGGTTCTTCGGGGGTAGCGGATGCTAGTGATGGTATCACTATAGTAGGTATTCAACCGGGGGTAGACGGTGCGGGTTCTAATGCATATACTGTAATTTTAACTAATGAAGCACATACTTTACCAGTCTCCAATGTACCGACAGTTGATTATACGGGGTCAGGAACTCAAATAAGAGTGTGGGATGGTATTACCGAATTAAACGGTGTAGCCAGTTCACCGGGTGATGGTGAATTTAGTGCTACACCTACACCAACAAATATTACAACAGGTGATCCTTTCACTTATGATGGATTACCTATAACTGTACCAGACCATACTAGTATGACTGCAGACACGGCATCAATTAGTTTTTCTATTGATATGGAGGGTCTTCTTACAGCTACTAAAGTACAATCTTTAGCTAAATCATTTGCAGGTGATGATGGTGTTGATACCATCACTGGATTTATAACAAATGAAGCTCATGTTGTCTCCGCTGATTTCGATGGTACAAATTATAGCTTAACAGGTGCGGGTGGTACTTA